CATCGTGAGTGCGTTAGCGGCATCTAAGTTTGGCTGATAGTTACCCACGTTCGCAGCAGTCTGATCAAACGCTTGTTGTTGCAAAGGCTGCGCACCGATGTACTGAGCATTGGCACCTGCTTGCGTGCTTGTGCCCGCCAAGTTGTTCAGGTAATCCATGTACCACGCAGGAGCAGCAGTCGCCTGCTGTTGCGTAGTCGTGATGTTGGGTAGTGCCGCGCCCTGAGTGAATGAGCCGCCAGTAGGTGTAGAGGGCGTGCCTAACTGCGGCGGGGTCACATAATTAGCGGGTGCTGCTGTGAGTGATGGATCAGCCATGATGCTTTCCTTTGCCTTTTGTAGCCTCTGCCAAATATTCTAGAGGTGATTTCGATTTTGGTGGTATAGAATCAATTGGAGCAGAGCGCTTGTGGTGCCTAATCGCTTCACGCATTTTATCAAGAACCGCTGCGCCAGCGTCGCTTGAGCCGTTGCCGAGTTGCGCTACGGTTTCTGCATCAAAAACGTACTCGCCGTCAGCGAGCATTGCGGGGATATCATCAGACTGCCCGTCGCCACGTCCCTTGACGTAGTGCCCAGTTGCGCCCGTGATGAACTCAGGGATGTGCTCACCCTCGCCACCGTGCGCCTGCCCACCCTGAGCCATTGTGCCCGCGCCTAGACTTGCGATACCTGTGCCAGCCATAGCGAGCGGGTTCGTGCCCGAGCCTTGGTAGAGCCAGTCTGAGCCTGACCTTTGACCTGTGGGGATGACAGGGATACCGGGCGTGGGTTTACCTAGCAACTGACTGCCCGCAAATGTCGTAGGATTGCCCCCAGAAGTATCTTGACCGTAAGTGAAGTAGCTAGGTGCTTGGCGTTTTTGCAACACGTTGTAGAGGCTTGGGTCAACGCCTGCGATGCCCTGCTGCATCTGCGCAAGCTGTAACGGTGAGCCGCCCTGCGCTGCATGCACAGGCGCTAACTGCTGATATTTATCGTAATTTTCAAATGGGTTGTATTCGTTCACGTTTACACCTTGCAGAAATGTAGCTTGTAGGTTGCCGGGCAGTGCGCCGACCGTTGTGCCTTGAGTGCCTGCGCCGTACATATACGATGGCGTCATTGTAGTAGCAGGTGCTGGGGCTTTGGGCGAAGTCGCAGGGGGCGTAATCGCTGCCTGCACCAACGGGGGTGGTGTTGGGATAGGCGGATTGATGTCAACCGCAGGCGGATTGACAGAGTTAATCGGTGGATTGACAACGGGGTTAACTGGATTGACGCCAGCCGGTGGCGGGTTGACATCAGGTGGCGTAGGTATTGGCGGCAGCACTGGCTTGACAGGCAAGACAGGCTTAACAGGCGTGAGTGGCGCTACAGGCTTAGGCTCAGGTTGTGGTTGAGGCTGTGGCTGTGGTTGTGGCGTAGGAGAAACTTTTTCGCCTAGCTCAGTTTTCTTGCCGTTGTTGTTTAAGAGCCCAAGTTCAATCGCCTCAGCAGGCGTGATACCGAGCTTTGATGCGTTGCTGAGCATTGCTAACTTGGCGGGAAGTTGCTCATCAGGATTAAGCGGCGCAATTGCTTTATCAACTTGCTTGAGTATCGTATCTGATGACGCAGCCTTATTTTCTACAACAAACTTCGTTGCAGCAACAACATCGTTTGATGTGCCGCCCAAGCCATAAATATCGCCTAATGAGTTTGCGGTAAATGCAGACGGCGTTTTATCTGTAAACGCCGTATAAGCATTATCAACAAAAGTTTTAGCTTGCGCTTGCACTTGTGGGCTAGAAAGATTGCTTAGATTTTTATCAACTGCTTGAGCCTCTGTGTTGATCTTAGCGACCGTGCCTAAATCAATGTTGGGGCCTAGATTGATAGGATTGATGCTAGGCTCAGCAAACGTCGTAGGCAGCGCACCGCGAGACTCAGGCGCAAGTTGTGTGGCAGGCGTTGTTGGGTAGCGTGGGTTGATCTCGTAGTCAGGCGTAATCAATGCTTGCCGTAAAGATTCAATCCTATCTGATGTGAGAGGATTTGCACGAGTCTCGGTGGGTGAATAACCAAGCATCGGCGTAGTAGCATTGCTTAAAGCGCCCGTTTCGGGGATCGCTGCAACCGTGGAATCTATTTTTGGCAACAATCCGCCAATCGTTTCACCAACAGTTGTGCCGAAGCTTTTTGGCCCTTCCATCGTGATGCCGCGCTGCACGTTCGCAATGGCGTTGCCGACATCACCGCCCAGCAATCCTAGGTTGGGCTTTGGTATTGTTCCAACAGTGGGTAATGCAGCCAAGTTAGTGACAGGCGGCAAACCCATGCTAGAGCCTGTCAGCGCTTCGGGTATTGCGCCAATTGTTTGCGTTATATTTTGACCTTCTTGCGTCACAGGTTCATATGAAAATTGCTGGGCAACTTTGTTAGCAACAGCATCTATGGTTTTTGGGTCAACCGGCTGACCCGTTGCTAGGTCATACCAAGTGTTAGCGGCTGCTGTTCCTGCTGCTACAACATTTCCAGCAACAAAACCAAGTTGATTCATTCCTGTTTCAAACAAACCGATTGCTTGATTTTTTATTTCTGTTGGAAAATTAGCTAAATAATCAAGTAAACCACCTGTATTTTCAGTGGTCACAGCCACAGGATTCACATCACTAGTCGTAGCGCCCGCAGTAGTTGCCAAAGGTGCACCAACAGTCGGATTAGCCGAATTCGCAACCAATTGGTTATAAATCGCATTCGGATCAGTTTGCCCTGTCACCTGCTGAATCAACGGAGATACGGTTGCATCTGCAACAGTCTTTGGCGTGTTCTGATCAATCGCATTTTGCACCAAGGGGGGCGGCAGGTTGCGATTCATCGCATCTTGCGCATCTTGCTGCAGAATGCTGTTGACTACGTCAGGCTGTGTCGCTGTATCTAATGGCGTTCCTGCTATTGCTTTATTTGATCCCTCAACAGGCAACGCCTGAGCGTTTGTAATGCCTGTCTCATATTTGATTGAGTCAACAGTTGATGTAAGTGCGTTTGTAATATTGGCTTTAATATCTTGCACGATCTTGCTATTGCCGATCATGTCCGCAACGCTGCTCAAGCCCGAGTTGACCGCACCCATAATCGCTGCAGTGCCTACATCGCCACCTCGGATGGCTGCAATGACAGAGCTAGAAATTGCTGAGTTAACAGCTTTCTGGATGCTCGGGTCAGTAATGCCTGCCCCATTCAAGATGTCAGAAGTGCTTGCGGGGATTACATTCGCAACTGTAGCAGTTAAAGCGCCTGTTAATGCCGCCTGCACGGGGTCTTTACCCGTCGCTGCTGCAAGCGCAGTTGCCACAGCTGTTTGTGTGCCGATTTGAGCAAGTGCGCCGCCACCTAGAAAGTCAGCGCCCGCAGCGCCTGCGCCGCCTGCTACAGCACCTAGAGCGCCCGCTTTGAGCACGTCACCGAGTTTTCCGCCTTGAGCCGCAGTGACTGCAGCGTTGATTGCAGCAGTCTTTGCGGCCTGCGTAGCAGCAGCGCCCCAATTCACGCCGCTTGCGGGTATTTGCATCTCTGCGGGCAATAACCCAGAACTCATTAAGTTAGTAGCAGCAACGTCTGTTAAAGCACCGGTGCCTGCTCCTGCCCCTATTGCAGCCGCAGAGCCTGTTCCGTACTCAGCACCTAAAGCGGCTATTTGACTAGCGCTCAAGCCTGCATCAGTTAGTGCTGCTGTTGCCGCTACATCCGCGCCAAGTAACTCAGGTGCTAAAGCCCCGCCCGTTGCAATTGCTGCAGCAATAAGCGCAGCTTGCATCGTATCAGCGGGAATTTGACCGCCCCGTTTGCCGGGGTCGTTAATATACATCTTGTCTTTAAGCGTGCTGCCCGTGGGCATGGGCACGCCAGTATTGTAGATCGTCGCCTCGCCCGTAATGGGGTCAATAAATAACAATTGACCCTGCTCATTGCGAGCTTGAAGTGCGCTGTTGATAGTTGGCTTTTCGCCCGGCTTCAACGCAAGACCAAGCGACATAGGATCAAGAATCAAACTGCCTTCTTTTGCGCCCAAACCTGCTCTTACTGTATCAACTAAGACGCCTTTTAAATTGCCTTGATCGTCATAAAACTGTGTTGGCGTGCCTTCGTAGTTTGGCGCTAATTGTTGCGGCAACGTATTGGGATCAACAGTAGTGACGCCCGTGTACTGAACGGGTGCCGCCTCTTGACGTGCGCCGCTATTGATATCTAACCAATAAGGTGCGCTGTAACTTCCCATTCCCATGCCTGAGGAGTCATCATTGCTTGCGGGTTGCCACTCCCAACCTGCGTTTGGGTCAGTAGGCAAAGCGCCACCGCTTGTAACAGGTGATAGCCCATATGATTGACCTTCGGCACTAGACGCAAGCGCTGCGCGCATCTGCTCACCAGTCATGCCCGCGTTTAACGCGGCAGTAAAAGACGCCATACCGCTCGGGTCAGCTTGACGCCCAAATTCTTGCTGGTAGATATCATTAACCGTTTGTTGCCAAGGATTATTTGGGGCTTGCTGATAAAAACCTGCATCAACATTGCCTGCTGAATCAAGAGTTGGCGACCCTGAGGGTGTAGGCTCTGAAGCAGGCGCGGGGGCAGTATAAGCAACAGAGAGTGGCGCAGCAGGCGCAGAAACAATTGCATTAGGATCAGAAACCTCATCGCCAGTAGCAATCCAGTTACCGACTTCGTCATAGCCCCACAGTCGAAGACTGCGACCACCGATAGGTGTGCCACGCCCTTGAAAAGCGTTAAGCGGCAACATCCTATCTAATGCGTATTTCATACTTGAATACTCATAATGCCAACAATTTGCTCAGCCCAGTCTTGCCAATTCGCAAAACCTCTCGTGTCGGGTATGTTGGAGTTCATAAAGTAGCCGATATTTGCCATTGAGTTGCCCCATGCTTGCCATTGTGACTCTGGCAACACACCAAGCTGCTGCGGTGCAAATAGCTCATTTGTCAATGCGCACCATTGATCCCAAGTCATGCCGCGAGGGTCATACACAACCATGTTACGGATTCCCCGTCGAGCGCATGTCGCCCACGTCTGCTGAGAGTAGGTTCAGGCCGCACTCGTAGTTACCGTTTACGACGTTGCTCTCAAAGCGCAAGCGCATCTCGCGACGCTGCTCACGCATGTCAATTTTAAGCGTTGTCGGGTCAAATGGATACGCAGGGCTAACAATGTCTACATCCGAAGCGTAGCCTTTGCCTGTTACATACAGATTCATTGAGCCAGACTGCACAAAGTCAGGCTCTACTCTCTCGAGTCGAATCCAGTTGTTCATGCCTACGGGATCGTTTTGATTCGGGCCACCGTTCACCCAACCTAAGCTATCAGTTTCAAAGTAACTCTGAATTGCGCTTTGTTGATTCAAATTTACAAGATTGACGCCAGTTTCATGTTGCCAGATTGTGTACGTATTTGAAGTATTGATGTCATTGCCAGCCCAGACAGGGAAGCGAAACACCTCAGAGAAAACACCTGCCGAGCGCCGAGCGCCGAGCGCTTGACCCGCGTCGTACCAAACTTGATCGCGCACATTGTAAATAATTGCATCCGTGCATTCTGTTGCATCGCCTTTTGGGTAGAACCACCAAATCTCGCCCCAACGAGGGATTTTTGTTGCCCATACTTTTTGACGCTGGTTGTAATTCAGGTTATCAAAAAAGTAATTCATGCACATCGTGTTTTTAATTTCTTGCACGACGCCGTTGTACGCTAAAAAACGATCTACGCCACACCAGTAAAAGATGCCATCGTACTCAATAACGCTTGACGATGATAGGATTGAGCTCTGGCTCGTCACAATGTCGTAGCGCCAATAGATCGTGCTTGTGCCAATCGTTGTGGGCGCGTAGCTCACGCGAATGAGTGAGTCGAGCGACCAGAACAAGCCAGAGGGAGCAGTCGTACCGCCTCTGACAGGTAGGCCCTTAACGATCTTTGTACCTGCAACGTTGTTTGCGTTAGAGTCTGCGCTGACCCAATTCTGTAAATTACCGGCTGAGCAGTTTTGAATTAAACCGTTGTTGCCGTACACAAAAAGATACGGGTACAGATAGACGCAGCCGCCTGAGACGCTGATGTTATTGTCAAAAGTGAGCGTCAAAGCGCCTGCAGTAGAGACTGTATTAGAGAGCGTAACAGTCGTTGTGCTTGAGCCGACCACAACTACTGTGACCGTCGTGTTTGCGGGAACGCCTGTGCCTGTGACAGTCTGACCTACGGCGATTAAGTAATTGATTGAGGCAATCGTAAATACGCTTGGTGGGCCGATCACCATCGTGCCTGAGGCTGTAAAAACGCCAACTTTGCTCAGAGCTCCGCCGGGGAACGTGCCGCTCAAAACAGGCGTGTTAATTGTGCTGTCAATATGCGCTAGGTTCTGACCGGGGTGTGCAACAAGAGTCTGCACGCCGCCGCCGCCCGAGTCGTAGCCAATGTCAAACTGCCAAAGATTGTTAGCGTTTGCAGTAAAGTTAGACATTGAAATCTGCGTTGGGCCAGAGCCAACGCCGTCATCGCTATCAGTTGTCCAGTACTCTAAACCGTTTGTGTAGCCTGAGTAGATGTAGTTTAAGCCCGTGTCTGAGCTCATCACCATGCCGCGGCTAATGTTTGAAGCGTTCTGAAAAATGCCTTTGTAGCCACCCATCTTTCGGGGTCGACCACGCTGAAAGCGCACCCATGAGCCGTCAACGTAGACAGGCGCATCAAACAGCGTACCGTCGCGTTGGATGCCCGGCTTAATGTTGAGCGAGATAACTTTAGTGGTCAAAACGTGCCTCCTGCGACGCCCACAGGAATTAAGAAACCCGCCGCAGTCAATGTAGCAGCGTTTGCACCGTTCAGCGCAAAGCCAATCTGATTAGACGCAGGTTGATACACGCCTGTGTTTGTGTTGCCTGTAAAGTTAAGCGAAGGCGCAGCCGCCGAGCCTGAGTTAATCGTGAGCGATGTTACTGTACCGCTTGAGGCGCTTGATGAGTTGTAGACGTTTGTGCCGTCACACACGACAGTAAGCGTTTGACCCTGTGGAACAGTCACCGTTGCTGCGCCGACTGCTGAAGTCTTAAATGTGAGTGAGTAAGAACCTGTTGTTTGATTATTTAGGTAGTAAATCTGCACTGTTGATGGCAGCACAACAATTTGATTTGACGTGAGCGTGCCAAAATACTCTTGCACGACGTTAGCGTACTCAACGGCTGTGAGCGTCACGGTGCCCCCGGTGACAGTCTTAGCTAGTTGCGTGTAAGCAAATGTGTTGGAGCGCCCATACGCAAACGTAGAGTAGCCATTTACGCCGTTAGAGACAATGACAAGAGATTCTGTAAGCTGAAGTTGTTGCGAAGCATTTGAGTCAATCGTGTCTGTGCCGCTCGGTGAAAGGGTCAAGATGCCTGTGCCGCCGTTGCGCACCATGATGAACCAGCCGTTGCCGACAGTAGACGCTGTGGGCAGCGTTAACGCGCCAACGCCGCCTGACCAGACTAAGAACTGCGCACGATAAGTTGCATTCAGTAAAGTGCTTGAGTAGATTGCGCTTTCAGCGTATTGCTGATTAAGCGTCGTGTTGATTGCTGTTAGACCATATCCCGCCAAGGCCGAGGCGTTCGCTGACGAAGTGCCTGCACCAAACGTAACGCTAGACCAAGTACCGTCATTTGTTGTGTTGTCCGTTAAAAAGATATATTGAGCTACGCCAGAAGCGATTGAAACGATTGTGGCGCCTGACGCCGTGGTGACCGTAAACGGGTTTGCACCAACGTTCTGAATCAGAACGCTTTGACCCGTGCTCACTTGCAATGCAGAGGGCATCAGCAGATTCAGACTTCCCACAGTTGCTGTGACTTGAATGATTGCCGCCACCATGGGCGTGCTAGTCGTGTACAGGCTATTGATTGGCCAATTAAGCGTTGTGCTTGTAGAAATCGTCAGCGCTTCGTAGCCGATTTGGCTCGGGCTGATGGTTTGACCGGTTAACGGGTTGACATAATTTGTCATAATTGCCTCTAAGAATCCACAGCGATTGCTGAGCGATCGCCTACGCGCGTGACATCCTCAGCTTTAAGCGCTTGCATTGCCATGTCGTATTTTTGTTGAAAGATTTGACGCGCATCGTCTTTTAAGTAAATCACAGCCTGCAGAAGCGTACCAAACAGCATCGCATTCGGTGCGTTGTTAGTAATCCAATTTGTTTGATTGACTGACGAGAGCGGCTGCAGGCGCTGATAAATCAGCACCTCAAATTGATATGCTGCGTTAGGAATTGGCGAAACGTACCAATTATCGTAATCGTAGTCACCGTAATACAACGGCAAACCGCTTGCGCTTTGTGCGTTGTAATTAGTTAAGTATTCGTACTTGCGTAAAAAGACAGGGTTGCGCTTTCCCGTTGAATCAACAACAGACATTGAGACAGTTTTGCGCCATCGAGCAGGCTTTGGCACGACGGGGTTGCCAACTGACATGACGCCTTGCGCAACCTCGATTTGACCGAGCGTTTTGATTTGCTGAGCAATCTCAAACTCAGCAAGCGAGATAAACGTTGGAATCTGATTAACAACAGCAGCATCACTGCGCTCAAGGTACTGCTGTACCGTGGCGATCAAGCTGTCATATGTAAGAGCATACGATGCGGTGTATTGCGGGGTTGTCGTAGCCATGTTTGCGATTCCAAATAAATTTAGACTCCGTTTTTCACAAACAGACTGAGTCTATTTTAACCCTTATTCGTTTAAATTAAAACTGTGTTAAGACAACATACTTGCTGCCTTGACTTTAACGTCTGCGACGCGATTAAGCCAACCGCGACCAAACGTTGCAAACGTTGGCAGGCTACGGTAAAAGTCCTCTTTGGCTTGGCTAAAACGCTCAATGAGTTCTGCTGCGTCAAAATTACTGACTGCCGCAAGAGTCATCGGACCGATCCCCCCATCAGGGTTTGCGCCCACAGCGGTTTGCAGCACCTTGGCTGAGCGACCTACGCCAGCGTTGACGGCGAAATCAAACACCAAGTAGTCAATACCTGAGGGCAGCTCATCGCATTTGCACGCATCCCAAAACTTCTTCTTGTACAAAGGCTCAACCTTCTCAGGCGTCAAGTTGCGCATCTCAGCCTCGTCGGACGCACGCCCTACCCAGTTTTCCCACGTTGCTTTGGTCACGCCAAGGTTGGTCATACCGCCGGGATCAGCAGGATTGTTCACATAACCACCTTCCGACTTGAGCATTAACTCAAACGATTTTTGCCAATTACTATTCATTTACTCATCTCCGTGCTTGCTAAG